TCCATCTACTTCCCACTCAACAGTATCTCCTGTGGATGATCCAGCAGCAGATGACCACTTAAATTTAAACTTTACAGTTCCTCGATCCCACGTTGGAGGCATTTCTATAATTCTAAGAAAAACATATTCTTGTGTTCCATCATCAAATGCATAATAATCGGCATCATAATTATCTCCAGTTGTGTATTCATTTGTTCCTAATTCTGCTCCATCTGTTGTTCCAGGTACAAGAGAGGCCGCATCAAAAGGAATAATTGAATATTGAGCAACATCAGCGATAAGATCAGCAGTTACATATCGAGAAGTATCGGTCATGATTAAAAATTCTGCTTGAGTTAATCTCTCAACAATACCAGCTTCATCTGTTGTAGCTGCAAAGATCCCACGACATGTCTCATACCAATCTGTTCCGATACGAACAAAGAAAACAAATTTATCCACAACATCAAGAGTGTAATCTTGATTATCAATCATATGCAACTGACCAGCACCACCAGATTCATGCTTAAGTACAATATCCTCAGCATCATTATCCGCATAAACAAGAAGCGTACTTCCAGCATCAAGATTCGTAGTTACGATGGTGTCGAGATCATCTGTACCACCAGCTTGAACTTCAATAGAATGTAACCCTCCCGTTGGAGTTACAGAACCAGCAGCAATAGTTAATTTACTTGTTGCACCACCACCTAATCTTTCTTCAATAAAATCACGTTGTTCTTCAAGTGCTGCTTTTTGTTCTCCAGTTGTTCGAGCTGCATTTTCTATATATCCACTTGCTGGTAATGTCGACATGTTATCTCCTCCCTTTTAATATCCTTGTACTCGTATATCAACCGTCCCTGTAACTCCAGCTTCAGCTGCATTTAAAGTTTCGATTGTAATGGTATCTGTTCCAGCTTTACTTACAATCTTTGCAGTAACTGCATCTCCTCCATCATCTTGAAGAGTCAACTGCACATTTTGAATTACTCGATATGTATTTGCTAAATTAACAGCAGTTCCAGCTGCATCAATAGCTTGATCATTTATAACCTCTTCAATATCATCAACATCTAAATCAACAGAGAGATCATAAATAATTCCTTGAACAGTTCCACCGCCAATGACAATCTCAAATTGATACGTTTGTAAAGTTGCATCAATAAATCCTGGCCATGGAACATAATCTCCTATAGCATCCCAAAAAAGAGATGTATCATCTGTATCCCAAAAAAGTGTACTATCGGGATCACTCCAAAAAATAGAATCTCCTAAAGTTCTATAAGATATAGCCCACGGACTTCCAACTATATCGTAATCTAAGGTAAGTTGTGATGGAAGTTCTGAAGCTCCCGGCATAAAATCAAATTGATATGTCATTTCAAGATATAAAGAATCCCAAAAAAGTGATGAGTTATCTGCATCCCAAAAAATAGAATTATCATCTGCATTCCAAAAAAGAATACCAGCACTATCAGCTTTTAAATCCGAAACAACAACTGTTCCATTTGTAATATTCTGTGGGTATCCATTAGCGGCATGATCATAAGAATAAATCACATTATTAACAAGAGGATCACCAAGATCCTTAACAATAGTTGCTTGATTAGTACTGGGATTTTCAGAATCATCAAAAGCTTTAATCATAATTGTTAAAGTTCCAGTTGGTAAAGCCGCAATAGGAAATTGAGATTCTGTTAAGATACCTGCATGAGCAGATATCGCATCAGTCCAAGCACGATTTTCTCCTGTACGATATCTAATTCGAAATCCTTTAAAGTCTCTTGGTTTTGTTGGATATGTCCATTTAAGATATTCGTTTTCAATATAAAATGTAATTACATCGGGTGGAGGTGTCGATTTTCCAATGACTAAATAATCAAGTTCTTCTGTCCACAAACTTACTTGTTTTCCAAGGAGAACATAACGAAAACGAAAATCATAGATACTTCCAGAATCAACATCTAAAATGGATAACTGTGCTACATACTGTGCAAAAGTAGTTTGCATCCATGAACCTTCAGAATCGGACAGCCGATGCCAAACCTCGGTATATTCAATTTGATCAAAAAGTTCACCAGATTTCCATTCGAAAGTTACTAATACTCGTGGACTAAGAGTACCATTATCATTCTGAATTAAAACAGATTCATCAGATCGAATACTTGTAATTGATGGTTTTCCAATAATTAAAGGAACATCATAAGGTGGTGTAATTTGAGAATCGAAAGTTGGTATTGTTCCAGTATCAGAAAGGTAGATGGCTGGTGCAGCATCAACTGCTACAATTTTTGCAACCAGATCTTCTTGTGGTGTGATATCTAAAACAATAAGTTCAACCGTTTCAGTTCCGGTAACACCAAAAAATCCAAGATCACCTACCTCTGGTCCATCTGCAACTGCAATAGGAGTTGTAAAAGTAACAGTTGTATAATTTCCAGCACCTGAATTAACTAAAGAACATACAACAGAGGTATTATCAACTTTTCTAAATCGAATAGAATAACTTATTGCAGCTTCCATTGCAAGATTTTGATCAACTGTAACACCAGTTGTATTTCCTCCACCATCATCTTGAAGAGCTTTAACACGTCCCCATGAAACTCCAAAGAGAGGAACATCATGAGAAAAACGAATCATATCGCCTCTCGTACATACTAAATGTTCAACATCACAATACCAAGCATGTATCTCTGGTCTAAGTCTGGCACATGCAATATGATATCTTCCATGTTTCCAAGCAAGATCAGAACTTGTTATTCCAGGTAATGGAAGTTGTTCAAAAATAGCTGCATTATCTACATCATATCCATCATCATATACGATTCTCTCATTTTGTTGCCAGTCAGAATCTTCATCTGCAAACAATACACGAAAGGCATGAGGTAATGTTACAAAGATCTTTTGTCCTAAATAACCCCAAGAATTTCGAGGTGAAAAATGTTGTCGTGGTATAGATTGCTTATAATCTTTAATGATTGAATATTTACCATCAATGTATGTTTTCTTTGCACGTCCAGCAGCTGCAATCTCACTTATAACTTGATCAATGCTACCACTAAAATCACCAGGACTATTGTATGTAAATCCATTTAATACACAAAAATCATGCCATTCTTGTAAAGCTGCAAGATCAATCTTTGCATCTGAAAGGGCTCTTTTATTAGCATGCCGATCTTGTAAAACTAAACGATAAAGTGATGCAGGATTTTGAGTAGCCTGTTCAGTCCATACTGGATCAGTCCAATCATCTGCAATAGAATAAGCAATTAGGCTAAGAGCATTAACAGTACCACTAATTGCCTCACTTGCTTTAATCCGCACCGCTATAAGTGCAAGACCTGTTAAATTAATTGGATAAACCGATTCAATAGATCTTAAAGCAGTCCATTGAACTGTATCGATCTGTTTACCTTCATGATCAGCATCCACATCTGCAGTAACTCTTCGGATGCGTACATCATAAGAACGCTGTACGCCTACAGTTATACGATCTCCAATACGAAAAGTATCTGATCTTTGTGCTCTGGTTGTTATTGTTCTTAATGCACCCCATGCTCCAGTTCCCGTGGGACAAAACTGCCATTCAACAACTACTGTTAATGCTTCTTTATCTTGTGAATCTTCATTTATATCGTAATAAATTAATCCAGAAGGGAAAGTGATGTCAAGGGAGATTTCATCAGTATCGATTGTTGTAGATCGATATGACCAACTATTAGCTTCTTCTAATAAGATCCCCAAGGGAAGTTCATTTACTGAATTTGTGAAAAGAGTTAGAGGTGCATCTGCATCAAAACCCTGTCTGGTTTCGTATTCAATTTCATCAAAATCATCAATAGGAGTACTACCTATCTTTAGATCTGAAAGTTCTAAGGGACCATATCCTACTACAAACAACATTCGAAGATATTGATCATCACCTGAGATTTCTGTAAAAGATTTAGCTCCAAGGGGTGGGATGATTCTATGTTTACCTAATGGTCGAGGAATGGGACCATATTGTTTAAGTTGATTACTCCCACCAGTAAGCGATGGACTGGATTTAGATCCTGAATTTGCAGCAGTTGCTCCACCACGATTTAATTCTGGTGTTGATGGAGGGGCAATTGCATTAACTGCAAGCATTCCAATAGCAGTTATACCTACAAATGCGAGTTTAGTTGCAATAGCCATAGCTGCCATAGAAAATGAAACTGATGCACCTCCTGTCCATAATGCTACACCAACCGCTTGACCTATAAGAGGAGCCGCCCATACTGCCAAGGCCATTACTGCCATAAACATAACTACGCGTAGGATTCCACCACCACCCATAGGTACGACTTGAACATACACAGCTTCGCCAGAATAAACTCGTCGATAATCCCAAATAACTGGATCAATAGGCTCATCATTAATAAAAACACAAATTGATACATTATTCCTGGAGATATCAGCAAGATCAAGAATCTCAGAAACTGTAACTCCTTCATTTACAGATTCAATTATCTGTGCTTTTTGAAATGGATTGACTCGTGCAATTACAGTTAAATCAGTTGTCATAATTGACTCCGATGACGAAAGAACCCGATTAGTTGATGTTTCCATTTTCGTGAATGCACGTTTTCAATACAAGTTTCAGTGCCTATATGTACATGTAACATGTCTTTAGAATTAATCATTACACCAACATGTGTTTCAGTTCCTAAAATCCGAAGAAGTGCACCATCAAACTTTATAGGATCTTGAACAGAAATCCAATCTTCTTGTATTCCTTGTTTTATAAGATAAGTAAGTTTTGTACGATTTTCGATCTTTGTATAATCATCTATATATGAAGGAAGATCAACCTTAAGAAAATCTTTATAAACCAATCTTAAAAGACCCCAGCAATCAAGACCTTTACGATCTCTACCTTTTTCAATAAAAGGAATCCCAATGTATCTTTGCATGCAACCAATCCTTAATACATTCCAGGAAATGTGGATGGTAGAAAAACATCTCCAGGATACGGTTCTGTTAGAAAAAATTCTATACTTATATCGGCAGTGATTACCTCTGCTGTATATTCAAAATTAGTCATCTCAAAATCATCAAACTCAACTTCAATAGTATCTGGATCGCTTGCAAGAATACATTTAATATTCATCGTTGGAGCTGATGTGATACTTCGTATAGCTGCAACATAATCTTGAGCTACATTATCAACAGTAAATTGTCCACGGGTGATGCCAGTTTCTGGATCATTAGGTAA